AGCCTGGCACGTTCGCCACCCTCTTGTTCCATTTCACCTGTTTGCAACTGCTGTTCAGCTTGCTGTTTGCGCAAACCGTCCAAATCAATTTGCCGTTCGCGGTCCTCCATACCCAAAGCACGATCTTCCCGAGCGTCAAGATAGGGTTGATATTGGGCTTGTGATCCTCCCACATTTGCAAAAACGTCCGCAAGCCTTCCCACAGTGTCTATGAGTGATAAGCGTTTGCGAGGGGTTTCTGATACGCCGGAAGGCTGCGCAGGTTTGAGCATTGCTGCCGGACTATTCAAAGTTTCGAGATAGTTTTCGACTTTAGGAAGGACTTGGCCTTGCATTTCAGACCCTACATAATCATTAGGATCGACGCGTTTGAAGGGGCCGCCGCTAGGCGGATTTTGAGACCCTCTCATGCCTAGAGCTTGAAGGATATTTCCGAACATCACAACGCTCCATAGACGACTGTTAAATGGCCGTGACGTTCCGGTCCAAGAGCATGAGGCCGTAGTTTGGCGACTTCCTGCGCAATTACCCCTATATAACGCTTCGCTGTATTCCAGCGATAAGCGTATTCATACCAGCCAAGGCCATCGGCATCGCGACGAAGCAATTTGATGTCGCACTTCAATCGTCGGTCGGAGAAAATGGAAGCGATGCCTCCGATTGCCGAACCAATAGCTCCGGCGGTAGAAGGCCCTCCGCCTGAACTGCGCTGCCCCACGTTTGCGACCAAACCGCCTGCCTGCAATCCGAGCCCCGCCGATCCGGTAAGCTGCTGCAGGTAATTGTTAAAGAAGCCTTGATTTAATTCAGCACCGCGCGTCTGCAACCGCCTTGCAGTTGCTCCACTATTCAATAATCCTTGTGCAGCGCCTTGACCTACCGTGTCCTGCGATAGTTGACGCATTGCTGGCGCATATCCTGCTTGTTGCAAATATCCTTGATAGCCTGCGTTTGCTGCGCCGGTATCTCCTTGGCCTGTGAGCAATGATTGCAGATAATTTCCTGACGTCACGCCGCCTTGTATCTGCGGCGTATAAGCCGAAGTTATTAGCCCTTGATTGGCGTTATCAGATCTTGCGGTTTTCGGTTTCAAAAATGACATATCAATGTGATCCCCACATAGCTTTTGACAGCACGAACAATTCGCACGGCCCTTCGGAGGTGTTTCTTAATCCTCGGGATTTCATTCCTGCCCACCGAGCCAGCATTTTCACGTCGCGCCGGAAATCAGGAACAAGCCCCATTATCATCTGTGCGCCGTTATCGATGAACATACGTCGGAAAGCTTCTTTGATGTCGATAATGGCTTCGCGGCCTCGTGAATTGAAGAGGACGTGTATTTGATAGATACCTTCCCCCTCGTCGTCGAACAATACGATATTACCGTTTTCAAAAGTGATTGGAATGTTGCCTGTCGTGGAAAGCCACGCGCAACCGTCTAGCCCTCTGTTGAGCGGCGAATTGTTGATTGCGTAGATAATTTGAGTTTGCACGCCTCTGCGCTCCATCCAGTAAGGCCCCAAGGTTCCCGTTGGGCTATGCTGAAAAGCGCTCTATGGCGAGGGAACGGTGATTGAATATTCCAAACCGATTTTGACGTCAAGCTATCTTTGTAATTTTGAATTCTTGCGTGTTGCCCGCAAAACCTAGCGTGCCGATATCTCCTAAGAAACCGTTGTCGGTAAAAGAGCCGGTACTAGACTGAATAAAATGCTGTACTTGAACATCCGAAGCCGCCGTCAGGGTAAAGGTACCAAAGAGTGACGGATAAGCCCACGCACCGACGCCTGTTCCTGTCGCGTTACCCGACCAGACACACTGACCTGAACAAAGCACTGCTGCACCTGTTTGATCGTACAATCTAATACGGCAGGAGTTTGAGCGGATAATCTGCGCATTGCCTTCGATAATATATTCACCAGCGGGAAGGTTCAAAATACCTGCAGTAATCGAGGCTCCTGTTATGCCGTTGTAAACGAAACCATCCAGCGTCGTGTTTACCCAAGTGTTGATTGCAAAATCTTGACCGGTGTTTTTATACACCATAACAAACTCGGGAGCGGCACCGCCTCCGCCTGCGGGAATGTCCACAACACCGGTTATCCGCCCTTGCTGGTCGACCGAGATTTGCGGGATATTTGAGGCATCGCCGTAGGTATTTGGCGTGACGGCGGTATCTTCCAAATTGATTGTGATGTCAGCCGACAAGTCTCCGCCGCCGGTAAGGCCTACGCCAGCATTTATCTCTCTTGCCATCGCCCAAAGATTTATTAACGCCTGCGCTTCTGCTGCAGATATTCCGTTCCTGATATTTTGCCGAGCCCACCGAATGAAAAAATCAGTAGGAGTGCCGTCTTTCTTGACGATTTGTATTCCGTTTTGCAGAGGGGCAGGATCAGCCATCGTCGGGATCGTTCATTTGCATATCATCGATCCGAGTAAGTGCGCCGTCGTCGATAATCATGAACAGCCGTCCAGGGGCTTGAATTTGACCTAACGAGGTCCATAATAGTTCGGGCCGGAATACGTCTGAAGTGACTTCAATTGATCCATGACTAAACCAGGTTTCGCCGCCATTGTCACTTGAATAGAGGGTAACTCCTGCACCTGAATAAGCCGGCTGGCCCATGTCTCCTGTAATCCAGACAGTGTAACAAGGCATTACTTCACGTCCGCGAATAGGGAGCTGCCCCATTACGATCCGATCAAAATACACTTCCTGTAGAATTTCTGGACTGTCAAAAGGTTGTTCGGGGTTAAGAAAATAGAGCGTGCCTGTCGTATCATCACCCACGACAATATTTGTTGCACCTATACCCACGCCGCCCAACCATTCAAAACCTGTATTAACTGCCCAGACGGCGTTATCTTTGGAAGCCCAAGAAAACCATTGTTTTGATAATTTATCATAAATCAATGTTTCGATTGTCCCCAGCCGCAGTACATACATATCGTGACCGTCGAGCGATAGAGGCCATGCGCGCACGATCACGTCGCCTGTGACTATCGCGGGTAATGGAGGCACCGACAATGTTCCTCCGCAGCCTACCCAACTAGGCGCGGCAGGGCCTTCTACTAATTGCACAAAATCAAGGGGCGTTGCCAAGTTGCTGTACAGTATCCACTTATCGTCAGAAGTTCGAATGGCTTTAAGTCCGCCCACCGCAATAGCGTCGCAAGCACCTTGATCGTTTTCGATAACGCTATATTGTGTGTACTGTGTCCAGTCCGCATTGACGATAAATAATTCTTTGGAGTTGCCTAAATTGTACCCGTAAAACCCGCCAGGGAAGCCCACGAACTCCAAATTTTCTATGTCTCTGCTACCCACGCCATTCAAATTTTGCAGTTTTGGAGTGTACATCTGGCTATCTGCAGGGTTGATAATGGCTGTTCCTCCGCCTATGCCTATAGGGTCGCCTGTTATAGCATACAGATCGACCGGCGTGAAAATAGCCAAATATTTTTCAAAAGTCGGCACGCCTAAAACAGTGTAGGATAATCTGCCTATAGCCGACATTTGGTTGGAACTTGCCGAAGCATGAACAGAATTGATTACGCATTGGACGTCTGTATGAGTGTCCCCGAACTCGAACAGATTGACAAATCCTGCGGTTGGCACGCCTGCTGATTTCCCTTGCACACCAATCATTCGATAAGCGGAACCATCTATATCTGTTCCGCCGCTTTCAGTACGTCTAAAGGCTTTGATAGCTGAATAATTTGCCCCTGGACCGCGAAAAGTCCCGCTAAATTGAAAGCTAATAGGCGCGCCCAAAGTTGAACCTAATACGCTGTTGCCTTGTGCAACTCTCGCAGGCATTGGATCTTCTAACGCGCTTGCTATTTCGAAACTGCCTGTAGGCCAAGGGCGATAAAAGCAATTTGCAAATTGCACGATCAGGTACGAACTGACATTTTCAAAAAATGGGGCGTGATAGGCTTGATCGAAATACCCCCACTCGTTGCTGTCCTCGGTAAAAGTGTTTGAGGCCGGTAAAACTCCGCTGACATAATTATTTGTCACGTTAGAAGCCACTTGCAGCCCTATTAAATCCATCGTGCGAGGTTCATCCACTAACGTTTCAGCACCGTTGAAATACAAACCTGTTCGCGCGGCGACTAAGCCGCTGTCGCTGTATATTCTATTACCGTCGTCTAAAGGTGCAGGGTCTGCGAATGCTGCTATGTCAGGTGCCGAAACGTCCGCTTTAACAAAGCCTATAGGCGTCGCCGTAGAGCTTGTGGCCACTGCTATTCTATCGGGATAGTTATATGGCATGATTACGCTTGTGCCTTAATTGCTTTACGAATTTGTTCTTCAATATCTGGCCGGCTGATTTTGTCAATTCCGCCTGCAATATCAAAAACGCTTCCGTCAGCTCCGACAATAATCATGCTGTCTTTTACCTGCACACCTGTGCCTTCCCATGCACCCCGATCAAACACCACGCCTTGCTGTCTCAAGACCGGCGTTTCGGGATTCCCTGTAAAATACCAAGGTTCGGTTGTGATAACGCCAGGCAGCCAGAATTGGTCCCCGAAAACCACGACGCCAGAGATAGGGTCCGGCGCGCGCTCAGCAGTCGCAAAATTCAAAGGATCGATTGTCGTCTCGCCAGGTTCGATCCAGTAAAAACGCCCGTTGACGCCCTGCCCTTGTGCCGGCACGACGACCACATAAGAGCCTATATAGCCAAGGCTGATAACTCCGACATCGAGAGGCGTCCGAACGCGCGTAACAGAGGAAACTCCTCCCCCTGCAAGCGTACCTCCGGTCCACGCAATTGCTGCGCCTGTTTCAGTCGTGATAACCGCATTCCCTGTTGCGCCCCTGACTGCCGCACGAATTTGAACACTTGTTGCATCTTGGGAAATAGCTTTGGCGTCTACATTAGGTGTAAGGGCTGTACTATACTGATCCCCTGGATCCCCGTCATCCTCGATGGCGTCGTATAAATTATTCCATGCCGCAGCATCACTGCCGCCTAAAGCCACCAGCCACGGATTGCCGACCGTACCCGCTGGCGTGCCTGCGTCGACACTAGCATTAGTAAATTGATAATATGCGCTGCCTATTCGAACGACGTCAGCATTTACCGGCGTGCCCGAAATCGTACCGGCTGCATACCCTTGAGCCCCTTCGACATAGATATAAAGTGCCGTACCGTCAGCTAGGAACATGAAAGGAGGCGTCGTTCCGATATCGCCTGTTCCTGCCATAATAGCATCGTTTGGAGAGCCTGCAACGCCGCTAAAGATCAAATCGCTGGTGCTGTCAACGTCGACACGATACCATTCATCACCGCTGACGGCGAACAATGCTTCGTCAAACGTCCCTGGCTGGCTGAAAAGTCCACGAATAGGGCCGCTGCCTATGTTGATCCAGCGTGTGAGCCCTGGACGTGCTATCAAAGAAGTTTGCTGCGGCGACAATACCGGATTTGCTTCGTAATATCTATTACGCAAATATATCCGCGCTTGTTTTGCTACGGCGCGAAAATACTCACTACGGGCAAGAGGGACGTCCATTTACCACCTACTGCCTCGTGTGAATGCTCGATTGCTCGAAAATTCCCGTTGTTGGTCATAACTTTGCAAAGACAAAAACGGCCATGAAATATCGTCCAGAATTTCCAAAGGCATTGATTGCAGATATCGTGCGACGAATTTACGCTTTTCATTCCTGAAAATCACTGCACTTTGTTCGTCCATCGAACGGCCGTGGCGCGGATTTATCCGCATCGCAAGCAGCGTGATAAAGAAATTATCGAAGTCGGCCGGAAAAGGCATTTCGTCAGTCAAAATTCTGGAAGTCAATCTTACCCAATCGCCAAGGTCTGCGCGATAAAACCATTCAGCATATGTGCCGTCAATATTGACAACGATTGAGGCTGCGCCTTCAATGGTGCGGCCATTAGCATCTATTGTGAGAGGTACGGTTGCCAGTCGGCCGAAAGGGTCGGTAAGCCCCATGCGAGATCCATCCTGCGGCCGCAATGGAAAATATACTGTTTTGGCTTCTTCATTCACTGCGATCATGCGTTGGTTGATGGTAGGGCGATCAAGATTATATTCCGTTGCAGGAATATCATAGCCTGGACTTTCACGCCCGAAATTACCCAAAGGCCAATCTTGCAATGCTTCTCCTGCTTCATCTCCATACACCGATGAAAAAAGCGCGTTGAGCAAGCGGAGAGCTTCTGTTGTCTGTAACGTGTTCGGCGTTGCTCCGAGCGGCAGAATATTGTTCTCCCGATAAGCATCCGAAATAATCGAAGAAATCACAGTCACAGAAGCTCTCCATTGCCGGAATTAAAGGTCAATCGCGGGAAGCGCGTTTTTTGGGTGGTCTACCCAACCCTCTGGCACGTCATCGGGACTGTTGAAAATTTGACCTTCGCCGCCAGGGCCGTATTTCCACGAAGGGTATTCGTTTGGCTCTACTTTTTGCTTGCTCACTTTCTTTTCGTCAGACATTTTTGTTCTCCTATGTAAAAATAATTGTAACCTGTCCAGGTCCGCCCCTACCAATAGCCCCTGCCGCCGATCCCGTCAATGCCCCGCCTATACCGCCCCCGCCGCAGCCTATGCCGCCGTTTCCCCCGCTTGATTGTATAAGTCCGCCACCTGTGGCAGTTCCATGAGTAGATGCACCGCCGGTGCCGCCGTAACTAAACTCTAGGCCATTGAATACGCTATTTCCGTCTCGTCCTCTATCCGCCGGAGTAGTGGCTACTGCTGAACCAACGCCGCCGGTCAAAGTAGGGAACAGCCCACCGGCGGGGACGGTGAAACTGCCCCCGTTTGTACCTGCGGCAGCAGCGGCAGGTAATCCGCCGCCGCCTGTGCCTCCAGTGACGAAAAGCCCTGTTGCAGGGACTGTTAAGGCTCCCCCAGCCACCGCAAC